GGTAAAGCTAGGGTCTCCGGTTTTCGGTGTCCGTGGGTACTCCACACCGATCCTGTCAAAGATTTGTGCAACAGATCTTGCAGCCCATATATCTACATCAAGAGTAGTTTCTTTTTTTATTTTACTTAATACTTGTTTTTCTTTAGTTACAAATTCTTTTTTAAGTTCAGAAGCTTTTCCTTCATCAACTCTTATACCCATACGTCTTGTTTCAATTAATATGGGTAACAGCTCCATCTCCATTTCCCAAACATCATGCAGACTCTGTTTACTTATCTCTGTTTTAAATCTCTCCCATAATCTTAATGTAAGACCTGCGTCTTGCTCAGCATAAAATCCAACATAACCTGCAGGTAACTTCCAAAGGTCAGCTTTTGGATCAATACCCCACTCCTTTGCTTTCTCATTTAAAAAAGTTTCGTTTTTAATTTCTCCAAGATAATCTTTAGCACAAGCATTTAAACTGAAACTAAATCTATTTTCATTAATCAATGCAGCTGCAATCATGGTATCAACTATCTTACCTCTAATCTCAAAACCATTAACTAATAACCAACCAACATCGTAACTTGCATTATGAAATATTTTAGTTGCAGGTGTTTTTAAAACATCTTGCATCCAAGCTGTGGTCATTGATAAATCCATATTACCACCTGCGTCATGAGCAATAGGAAAATACCATTGCTGCCCAAGAGCTGCTACTGCAAAACCAACTATATGTCCATCAAACGTTGCCCAACCAGAACCTTTTGTTTTTATATTTGGATCTTTGGTCTCCAGGTCAATTGCTATTTCTGTTGCTTGAGATAAATCAGGATACTCAGCAGGAGCTATCCAATCACTATCATTGTAAATAAAATTAAGCTGATGTGTCATTTTTAATTAAGAGTTTTTGTTCGTCTGCAAAGTAGATGTAATTTAACTTAGAATTCCTAAATGTAAACAAAATATCTTCAAACGTTTCATCTATAGGAAAACCTGCAAGATTAAATGATGTGTTCATCAATAGTGGCACTTTAAATTGTTTTAACAATTCATGTAATATTAAATTATCTTTTTCATTTACAGTTTGTACTCTGCAAGTATCATCAACATGAACAACTGAAGGTGCTAATTTTTTTAGTAAATCTTTTGCTTTCGGTGCATACATCATTGTAGGAGATTCTCTTAATCCTTCAAAGTATTCATTGTACTTTGATTGCAACACAGATACTGCAAAGGGTCTAAACTTCTCACGTTTTTTTATTTCATTCATTTTATCTTTGGCATCAGCTAGTGTTGGATCTAATAATAAACTTCTGTTGCCTAATGCTCTCGGTCCTGCTTCTGCTTTACCTTGCACTAATCCAACTACATGTCCGTTATGCAAAAGGTGAACAATGTGTTCTACAGATCTATCTATAAGTCTTTCATCTCGTAGCAGCTCAGGTTTTGTTTTTATGGTTTGACCAATATAAATATTCTTTAGTCTCTCAATAGGAAACTTTTCTCTCAGGTGAGCTAGATAGGCAATACCGATTGAATTACCTTCATCACCACATAAAGGCTCAAAATAAAGTTTACAATCAGTAAATGTTCTTTGAAGTTTATAATTACTTATAACGTTTAAGAATGATCCACCGGTAAATACCATGTTTGGTTTTTTATTTTCTATAACTAAATTTTTAATTTCTCTTTCAAAGAATGCTTGATATGTTCTAGCAGCATCTTGAGTTACAGGTAATTTTTTTATTCCTTCATATGTTAATGAATTTGGAATACTTTCAAGTAGAGCATAATCAATCTTACCTGCGGATTGATAACCCATAAATTTACCTTCTTGTTTTTTATATCCAAACTTCTCAGATATTTTTGCATAGAACTCACCCAGGTGGACTTTATCAGAAACATTAAACACAGTGTCTTTTGTAATACCAATGGCATCTCCTGGTCTTTGGTTTGACCAATTGTATTTGTAAATTTGTTTAAACACACAGACTAAGTCTTTTTTACTTATGTCGTAAATTGAGCAGACTTCATTACCTACACCAGGCCAATAGCTTCCTCTTCCATCTACTACAAAAACTCTTGCCTCATCAAAACCTGAATCAATAAAAGCTTTTATGGCATGTGATACATGGTGTGGTTGGTCTAAAGTAATAAGATCTTTGTCGTAAAGTTTAATGAAATGTAAATAATTTACTAAGTTATTTGTTTCTATTATCTCAAGATTATATGAAGTAGAATATGCTAGATCAATTTTATATCCTAATTGTTTTATTTGATCCAAACATCTGTAGGGAATACCACCTATGTCTTTTACTCTAGATAGTTTTCTTTCTTCGTTGTAATAAATTATTTTACCATATTGCATCAGAGTTACTGAAGCTAAATGGCCCATTCCTATACCAGCTATAATCATTTTTCTTTATCCCAAAAATATAACAACACACATATTAAAGCATATATCATTACCACTATTGATAATGACAATACGTACATCATTTCTTTTTCTTTTCATCCTGTAGTTTTAGTTTTTCTAATTCACAATAATGAATTATTTTATCTAGATCTTCGACTCCATTTTTGAATCTGTATCTACAAACGTATTTTATTACGTTGCCCTGGAAGAATGTTAAATCATTCTTTGCAATGAATTCATAGGGTTGAATGGTAAAATGAACGTAGTGGGATCCACCTACCTGTCTTCCTTGAGGAAATACATCATCGAACATGTCTTTATCTGTCATAAGTTGCCTCGTATTGTTTATAATACTTTCCTAATGGAAAGTTGTATTGATGGTATGTACCCAATAAATGCAGGGTGTTCTTAGATCTTGTAACTCCTGTGTACCAAACTCTAAGCTCTTTAACTTTGTCAGCTAAATTTTTTTTATCAAAGTGTGATGGAAAATTACATTTGCTTGCAAGCACAACATTTTCAGCCTCACCTCCTTTGACTTGGTGTATTGTATCTATAATAATTTTAGGTGGTAAGTTTAAATCTACACCAGCTTTCATAAGTTTATTAAAATATAATTTATCTTTGTCTTTGAATTTTCTTTTGAATACCTCTTGCCATGGTCCTTTTTCATCTCTCATACCACATCTGAGATGTAATTCATCAAAATTAAATACTTGGTTTGGGTGGGCAAAGCTCCATTTTTTACTGTCAGATGACCGGTATCCGTGATCTATGTTTAACAAATACTCATACATTGTTACTGCTTCTTCTCTGCTGATGCTGCCACCATTACAAATAGACTCCCAAAAATTTATTGCATGATATTGATTCGGGTCAAATGATTTGTTGTTCTTTTGGTCTTGATAATACAAACCTAAATCTTTTGCTTCCTGCTGCAGCTCCTTCTTCACATCGTTTATTCTAGCAAGAACCATCCAATCACCATCCATATCCCAAGGCACTTTTTTCAAACCACCCCACCTGTACACTGCACCTTCTTTACCATTAGAATAAAATTCTTTTTCAACACGATTGTCCCCCATTGATTTTAAAATACAATTAGAGAAGTGATGTATATTTTTATTTAACCTCACACTTTTCTTTAATACCAGAGATCTACCAGGAAAGTTTTGAAATAATTCTACGTCTGCACCATTCCATTCATAGATAGCTTGGTCATCATCACCTGCTATGTAAACTCTATCTACCGCCTTTGCTAATTTTACAACAAGGTCCCACTGCAAAGGTGTAAGATCTTGAGCTTCATCTACCATCAATACTTTAAATGGTATTGATACACCATCATCAATAAACTTTTGCACCATGTCAGTAAAATCTAATCTGTCAGGTGTCCGTTGGCCGTTCTCCAGTTCCATTGTTTTAAACTCTTCGTAACCATTGATAATTGATTTGAACTGCTGCAACCTTACAGCTTTTCTAGACTGTTGTTTGTAAAGCCACACAGGATCAACTTTCATATTTCTAGCTCTGTCATAAATTTGTAGAGACCAATTGTTAAATACTTTCTGATCATCGTGGCCTTCTTGATATTTAACTTTAATAGTTCCATACTGTGTATGAAACATCAGCAGGTCTGCTTTCGGATCTAAAACGGGAATCTCAGCAAACTGTTGTCTGGCCAAAGAATGTAATGTTCTAAAATATTTAAAATCATCTTCATCGT